CTTTTACCTCTTAGCTTCGTTGTCGATTGGTTTCTACCGATCGGCGACTGGTTAAGTAACTTAAGCGCTCTCGACGGTTTGACCCTTAAAGAGTCGTACAAGACGGTGTTCATTGTTGAAGAACGCCACAGGTACGTTTCTCTGTACGGGCACGACGGAGCTGCACCGTCTGAAGGGCCTGCGTTCAATACGTTTGGCTCTGACAGAGGAGTTGTAGGCTACTTGTTTTGGGAGTTTTTATTTGGACACCGGTACAGGAAGACGATTTACTGCAAGCGTGAAGTTATTACGCTCGCAGATCTTCCTGCTCCACAGTTCAAGAATCCTATTTCTCGTGGTCATGTCAACTCTGCGGTAGCTCTTTTCTCTCAACTTGTTTCCAAGTAGGAGTTAGAATGACTGCATTTGCAGAAATCGACGGTAAGCTCTGGGACGGCACGCTTTCGGGCGCAACCGGCGCAGAAGCTTACATCCCTTCCCTAATCGATCCGAATGGTGTGGCGATTTGGACAATTCCCGGCGCAGTATTCGATGCCGAGAAGCGTCTTTCGTTTTCCGTTCGGAGACCGACCAAGGGGAGCCAAGTCATCCGTGTGCAGGCCAAGCTTGTGCATCCGGTGATGGACAGCGTGGATACCACCCTGAAACTGGGGGACATCCTTATCAACCTCGAGTGTGTGTTCCCGAAACGGAGCACTGAAGCTCAGAGGAAGAAGGCGGTTGGACACATTTCGGAGTTTATCTACAACTCTCCGGAGTTCGCCGCTGCTGTTGCGACTTACGAATCGGTTTATTGATTCGTGAGCGCTGACCTCTCTGATTTAGCTGTCAGGGAGGACCTCACCTTCACGAGCTATAGCCTTGAAAGGAACCGCTGTGATGCAAAATCACGGTATGACGACAAAGGTTGTCGAGTTGTACTTTGCTTCTCTCGACTGTCCCCGTAGCTTGGCCTGCTGGTTACTGTTCAGTAACAACGAACATCGCCAGTTGGTCGAGTTGGAAGTTAATCCTGATCATTATATCGATCAGCGGGGTTTCCGGGACGCCTATTTGGCCACTAAGTTTCTATCCAAGGCTAACTTCTTGTCAACGAACATCGACTTGAAGGTTGTTGCCCTGGAAAAGTTCAAGGTGGCTGAGCAGGATTGTGGGTCTATTAACCGTCGTGGATATCACCACCTCACAGTAAATCGTGAGGTAGGCGCCAGGTTGCATGTTGCAATCTGCCGAAAAATCGATTCCATTCTCGGTGAATTTGATCCGGAAGTTTTTGTCGACTCTTCTGACTGGGGACCTGGTACAACACTCCTTATCAAGGGGGTGGATACCGGTCCGGTCAATAAGTTCCGTTGTGAAAACGGAACAACGCGTCCACTAGATGACCTCATGGGTGCCCTTTACGCAGGCATCTACCCTCGTTGGGATCTGTCCGTAAGGAAGATCTTCGCGGGGAATAAGGTTATCACCGTGCCCAAGAACTCGAAAACGGATCGTACCATTGCCGTGGAACCGGGGTTAAATCTCTGGTTCCAGAAAGGCATAGGTCAAATGATTCGTCGTAGGCTTCGTTGGGTTGGCGTTGACCTGGACTCACAGGAGAGGAACCAATTGCTCGCAAGAGCAGGTAGCCTTAGTGGTAAATTGGCTACTGTTGATTTCTCTTCTGCTAGTGACACGATAGCGGAATCCACGGTTCGGGAACTTCTTCCGAGTCGATGGCTCGCCGTCATGGACATTACCAGGTCAAAGTTTGGCGTCTTGGGTAAGTCTCAATTCCACTACGAGAAGTTCTCCAGTATGGGGAACGGTTTTACCTTTGAGTTGGAGTCTCTGATCTTCTTCAGTATCGCGCATGCAGTATGTACAACCCTGCATGTGAGTACCTCGGAGATCAGTGTTTACGGGGACGATGTCATTATCCCTGTAGAGGCATATCCTCTCTTCGTGAAGACCTGCAAGTTTTACGGATTCTCCGTGAACACTCAGAAAAGTTACCACTCTGGGTATTTTCGGGAGAGCTGTGGAGCCCACTGGTTTAACGGAGCTAGCTGCAAACCGTTCTTCCTTCGAGAATTGATCGTGGGAGACCGCAAGACATACCTGGCCGCGAACAACGTGAGACGTGTGGCGCATAGCGATTACTCCTTTTCGCATTGCGACATCCGCTTTCGGAAGTTGTGGCTATACCTCAGGAGGAAGGTAAGAAACCCTTGCCTGATACCTGAGGGGTATGGCGATGGCGGCTTCATTGTTAACTTCGATGAAGCTGCACCTCGTCGCGCTAGACATTGGATCGAAGGATTCTTTGTCAAAGCACTTGTGGACTTCCCTGTCGGTTACGACTCCGACGATCATTCGGTCTTGCTTGCAAGACTGAAGGTACGCAGCAAGGAGCTTCCCCTGGGTAACCGGGTGACGCTCAG